ACCCAAATCTAGGGTGCTTTTTTATTTTGTGTATCTTTGTAAAAAGATTTTCAAATGATAAATTCTGTAAGAAACACTGTGCTTGCGATTATCAATAAAAATAATTACGGGTACATATCTCCTAGTGATTTTAATTTATTTGCTAAACAAGCTCAATTAGACTTGTTTGACGAATATTTTTATAATTACAACGAACAAATAAATGAAGAAAATGCCAGGTTATCTGGAACAGGGTATGCCAACATAAAGCTTGGATATGAAGAGGTTATTGACACTTTTTCTGTAACTGAATTTTTGACTCAAAAAACTTTGAATACAAGTACTTATTTTCTTCCATCTACAAATACAACTGGTTCTGATTATTATTTGTTAAACAAAGTTTTATGTTTTTCAGCTGGGAACTTATTGGGTCAAGCGGAAAAAGTTTCACATAATAAAATAACACTTTTAAACAACTCTTTACTTACTACACCTAACACTACATTTCCTGCTTATACTCAAGAAGGAGATTCTATAACAATCTTTCCTACTACAATTAATACTGGTCAAGATGTTCAAGCTCAATACATTAGATATCCTAAAGACCCTAAGTGGACATATGTAACATTGTTTAATGGTGAGCCTTTGTTTGACCAAACAGCGGCTGATTTTCAAGATTTCGAACTTCCAAAGGATGACGCAAATGATTTGGTAGCAAAAATATTACAATATGCAGGAGTATCTATTAGAGAAAGAGAAGTAATACAATACGGATTAACAGATGAACAACAATTAGATAATCAAAAATAATTATGGCTTATATAAATCAAAAAAAATATTACACAAATGATGGAGTAAATCCTACTAATGCTAATTTTGGTAGTTATCAATATGTCTCTTTAACTGATATTGTTAGAAATTTTTTACTTATGTACCAAGGGAATCATGCAATGATTAACAATGTGGACAGATTTAAAATATTATTTTTTGCAAAGCGAGGAATACAAGAATTAAACTATGACGCTTTAAATGAAATAAAATCTTTGGAGCTTAAAATTTATGATGACCTAAAGTTTGTTTTACCTTCAGATTATGTTAATTGGGTCAAACTATCATTATTTAAAGATAACGTTATCAGAGATTTAGTAGAAAACATTCAGGTTCAATCAGCAACTCAATATGTACAGTCAGCATCTTCAACATTTACTTATGATGGTAATAATAACGTCAACACTCAAACTTCGGAGCTTGATAGCGCACGAACAAATGGTCAACTTAAAAGTATATATCTAAATGACATAAGAGAAGAAGCAGTTAATCCTGGATGTAATGATTGTGAAGATGATATATATGAATCAAGGATTGGGGCGAGATATGGTTTAAATACTGAAACAGCTAATTTCAATCCAACATTTACAATTGATAAAGCTAATGGAGTAATAAACTTTGATTCTACTATGGCTAATCAACAGTGTATTCTTCAATATATTTCGGACGGAATGGAAAATGGCGATGATAGCAATATTAAAGTAAATAAACTGTTTGAAGATTATATTTATGCCTATATTAAATTTTCATTATTAAATAATAAATTTGGTGTACAAGAGTATATAGTTAATAGAGCAAGAAAAGATAAACAAGCTTTATATAGAAATGCTAAGCTTAGATTAAGTAATATTCATCCAAGTAGATTACTAATGAATATTAGAGGAGAGAATAAGTGGATAAAATAAAATGGCAAACATTCAAAGAAATTTTATAGCTGGCCGTATGAATAAAAGCCTTGAATTAAGGCTTTTACCTAATGGTGAGTATACTAATGCTGTGAATGTAAGGTTAGGTTCTACTGAACAATCTGAAATAGGTTCAGTTGAAAACTCAAAAGGAAATACTCTTTTAACAGATATTCAATATTATAATGGTACAAAGCTAAGCTCGTCAGCAAGATGTATAGGTGTCTTTGAAGACGGTGCTAATGAAACAATATATTGGTTTGTACATGACCCAGCTTTTACTTTAGGTGAAACGGGTAAATTAGATTTAATTATTTCTTTTAACGTACAAACTGGTGGTATACTATATCATATTTATAGTATAGATAATGGAGCAAATGTAAACACTACCTTAAACTTTAACCCTGAATTTTTAATAACAGGTATTAACAAAATAGATAATTTATTATTTTTTACAGATAACACCAACCCACCTAGAGTAATTAATATTGAAAAAAATTATGAAAACCCTACTGCTAATTTAGCAGGACAACAAATAGACCAGTTCGATGAAAGAGAAATACAAGTCGTAAAACAACCACCTTTTCAAGCTCCTACTTTACAGCTGATACAATCTTCAATAAATGATACATTCTTAACTGACAACTTTGTTTGTTTTGGATATAGATACAGATATAGTAATGCAGAGTATTCTGCGACTTCTCAGTTTAGCGAACCAGCATTTCAACCAAAACCTTTTAATTTTAGTGCACAAAGTTTTGCTAATGATGGAATGACTAACAGATTTAATGCTGTTATTGTAACATTTAATTCAGGTAGTGAATTAGTAAAAGGAATTGACATTCTTTACAAACTTGCTAATGATTCTACTATTAGAGTAATAGAAAGAATTATTAAAAAAGAAAAAGGATATTCAGACAACACCAATTATACTTTTGAATTTGATAACAGTAAAATATTTTCTGTTTTACCAGAATCTGAAATTTTAAGAACTTTTGATAATGTTCCAACCTTGGCAAAAGCTCAGACTTTAATGGCTAATAGATTGGTTTATGGTAATTATGTAGAGGGGTATGACCTAAAAGACACTTTCAATGAACCATTAGCTTTAGAATATACCACATCTTTAGTTCAATCTGAAGTAGGTGAAGTTGAATTGCCTGCAGAAACAGCTAGTTCTGGGTATACACTTGGCGGAAGTAACACTATTCCAAACAGTGCTTTAAAAATTAATTTTGATGGTAATACAAATAAACTAATAGTTGGAGCTACAATAAGTTTTTCAATAACATACGAACATAACTCATGGAGTTCAGGTTCTTTAAACCCTGACCAAACAACAGGGCCAAGAACAATACAATTCTCATATACACTTAACAAAGACTTTACACAAAGTTTGACACCTATAAATGACTTAATATCTGAAAATGATTTTATAGCAAAATTTGGTTTATTAACCTCTGGTATTCAAACTTTAGCAAATGCTCAAAATGGAGATGGAACAACTTTTACAGATGTTTTCAATTCTTCACTTGAGGCACAATTAGGGACAAATGCAGCTACACAATATGATGTAAACCGTAGCGGAAGAACCAGTTCAACTCCCGCTCTTCCTTCAGCTGGTGAAGGTATAGCAGCCTCCGTTATATTGCCAGCCACTTTACAATTACAAATATTAGCAGCTGAATATGAAGAAACAGGCGTAGGTACAAATACATTAGTAGAATATTATAAGATTACAAATTTTTCAGCAACACTTGCAGAAGTATCTAACACGAGCAGTTTACATAGTAATCGTGGATATGAGATTGGTATTATATATATGGACTCTTTTAATAGAGCATCCACTGCTCTTGTAAGTACAAACAATACTTTGTTTATAGGATGTAATGCTTCATCATCTAAAAATGAAATACAGGTCAACATTCCAATAACCCAAAGAGCTCCTAGTTTTGCCACAAGATATAAGTTTTGTATAAAAGCAGATAGAGAAAGTTATGAGACTATTTATAGTAGTATATTTTATGAAGATGACAATAGTAACAACGTTTACTTTCTATTAGAAGGAGATAACATAGGTAAAGTAAAAGATGGAGATAGATTAACAGTCAAAAGAGATATAGCAGGCCCACTAAACCAATGTACAGAAGCTACAGTCCTAGAAGTAGTAAATCAACAAAAGGATTTTATAACAGTCACCGGTATTAGTGTTATACCAGCAGGTGTTTATATGAAACTTAGTAATATTGCTTTTCAAGCTGTTATGGATGATGACGATGTAGTAGATGAAAAAGTTGAACCTGTAACGGCACAAGCAGCCAGAAGGTTTCCTATAATTGCTTATCCTTTCTTTTTAAGAAATTCGTCAGGTGCTTTTACTTCAAATTATAATTTTCCTGTAGGAACAAGAGTGGTAATGAGAATAGAACAGGAAAGACCTGGCACTGGAAATCAGTGTGAAAGAAGAACAAGTATACTAGAGCAAACCATCATTTGTAGTGACACTTATGCAGGTGTACAAGAGTTTTTTGATGGTGAAGATTTACAAACTATAATACAAAATAACGCTACAGTTAGTCCAGCTAATGTTTCAAATGAATTTATAACTGCTACTGATTCAGGAGCTGGTTTGCCTTCTCAAGCAAACAAAGGTTCAAATATGTCTAGTGATATATTAACTGTTTTTGGTTCAACTGCAACAGACCCAAACAATGTTAATTATTATAGGCTTTATAAGGATACGAGTACATCATCGGATAGTTTCTATTTACTTGTTTCGGGAACAACTGGTTGTGCTTCAAGAAGTTCTAAAGGAGATTCTCAGGTAAGAGTTGATTTTACAATATACAGAAGAGATTCAGTTGTAGTTTTTGAAACTGAACCTAAAGAAGCTTTACCTGATTTATGGTATGAAAGTGCTCAAACATTTGAAATAGATAGTGTAGGTAATCATTTAGGAAATGTACAAGACCAAGACATAAGCGCTCAAGTGCCTGGTGTTGTTCTTACTGATTTTTCAAATTGTTTTACATTTGGAAATGGAGTTGAGAGTTTTAAAATTTTAGACGAATCTTTTGGTGCACAATTTAATTTAGGAAATAGAACCTTTACTACATCTAATACTACTTTTCAAAAAGCACACAGATTTGCTGATTTAACTTACAGTGGTGTTTTTAACGATGAAACAAACGTAAACAAGCTAAATGAATTTAATCTTGGTTTAGCAAATTTCAAACCATTAGAAGAAACTTTTGGTGATGTAGAGATTTTAAATGCAAGGCGTGACGATATATTAGTTTTACAAGAAGATAAAATATCTTACGTGCTAGCTGGTAAAGACTTGTTAAGTGATGCAAGTGGTAATGGACAACTTACTTCTGTGCCAGAAGTTTTAGGTAAACAAATAGCCAGAATAGAAGACTATGGTATTAGTAATAATCCTGAAAGTTTTGCTGTATGGGGTGAAAGTAAATATTTTACCGATGCTAAAAGAAGCGCAGTTATACATTTAGTTGGAAGCTCAGCTTCTAATGAACAACTGAGAGTAATATCAGAGGCAGGTATGAGAAGTTGGTTTAGAGATTTATTTACTGCTGCATTTACTACACAAAAACTGGGAGGATATGACCCTTACATGAATGAATATGTGTTAACCTCAAACACTATATTGAAACCAGAAGTAGCCAAGTGTACTGCTTGTGGGGTTACAAGAGATATAACAGTACCCGCAAATAATGAATTTATATACTGTGTAGATTTAGAAGAACAAGTTGGTGATGTTTTAGTTTCTTATGTAATACCTGATGAAGGGTCTCAAGATATTATTACAGAACTTACTTCTCAAGATATTGTAACTGAAAATGGAGTGCAAATTGAAACTGAAGGAGCGGTTAGTCCAATAGGTTATACAATAACAGCAATTTATGATGGTGTTTCTACTACTACAGGTGTTATTTATTCAAGCGGCAGTTTTACTTTTCCTAAAAACAACACAACAATCAATCAAGTTATTATAGAGGTTACATCTACTGCTACCGTAGATGACACTATAGAAATTACTGTCGGATGTCCTAGTGGTTCATTATTAAACCTTTATAGTATTTGTGTTACAGACACTATAAATGCTGGAGAGTTTATTCATAACGAAGCCTCTTGGTCAGATGGAAGTTTGATATCAGCAACACAATCTAATTTAGTACCATTTGGTAGTGGCACAGGAAATTTTGTTATATCTCAATATAATGTAGTAAGTGGAAATCAAGGAGTTGGATTATTGCCTACTGATGGTTCGGTTATGACTATTGCTGCAAACAAATTTAATTTTGATGATTTTGTCTTTGACACTAATGCTAACGGATTTGCATATTTAAGAACAGACACTGTATTTACTAACGATATTACATCAATTACTAGCTTGTTGAGTCAAGCTATATCAATGCCACTGAATACATCTCAAGCTCCAAGTTTATATTCTGGTTCATTTACTGTGCCAGCTTCGGGTAACAATTTATATATTGTTTATGATTATAGAAATACTAATCCACCTACTCCACCAACACCCACACCAACACCAACGCCTACTGAAGAGTTTAGACAGTATCAGCAATGTAATGATGCTAGCATAATTATGATTGCAAAAGGAGCATTTGGATATTCATTCCCTGGTTTTATTAAATTTGATGGAGAATGTTATGAAAATCCACAAGCTACATCTTCAACATCTAATACTGATATAACAACTTTACCAACATTTGCAGATTGTCCGGCATGTCAAGCAACAGTTCCTGTACCAACGCCTGTACCAACACCTACTTTTACTTACAGAGAGTATTCGCAGTGTGATGATTCAGCTGCAAAACAAATTTTTAGATTTGTTGATGGACAAGGATTGATAATACCTACTGTGGTAAAATATCTTAATATATGTTATAGTAATGCTCAAAGCACTGGTTCTACCAGCACTGTAGACATACCTACTTTAACTTATTCAAACTGTTCTGACTGTCAAGGAATCCCACCGACGCCTCCGACGCCTCCGACTCCGACACCAACGCCAACCCCAACGCCAACGCCGACTCCTGTACCAACACCTCAACCACAGTTGTTTTATAGGCTTATTGGTTGTCCAGACAGCAGTGGAATCTCGCCTCAAGATTGTTATTATCAAAGCCCAACTCAACCGGCTTCTAATCAAAGATTTGTTGATGGTACTTCAGGTAGTAATCCTGTATTTTACAAATATAGTGGAGATGTAGGACAAACCTCTGACCAAGGTTTAGGATGTCAAAACATACAAGCAGTAGGGACAAGCACAGGATGTCCACCTACTACGCCTCCTAGTCCACCTCCAGTACCACCTACTCCAGCTACTTTTCAGGATATAGAAATTCAGGAATGTTACCAAGGAGCTCCTACATACAATGTTAGGGTAATAAATCTAACCGCACCTACACTTGCCAATGGTTTAGCTATGACTTTATTAGGAATAGCATCAGGAGGTAATCCGGGTTTTGATGGAACAAAGTATTGGGTAATTACTAATGCTAATGCTAATTTTTATGATTCGCAAGTAACATATATCAATATTCAATCAAGTTGTGGAGGATTTCAGCCTGCGCCTGTACCTCCTACACCTCCTGTACCAACACCACCACCTGTGCCAGCAACAGTATATGCAAGATATGGAGATTGTGCAACTGGAGGTGGAGATATACTCGCCGAGGTAAGCGGCCCAGGAGGAACAACATTCCCTAATGTTCTTAAAATATCAGGTATATGTTATGAGTACATAGATTTAGGAGGAACAACTGGCCCTGTGTATACTAATTATGACCCTTTTACTGATTGTGCAACCTGTGAAGCTTCTGGTGTTCCAACCCCTACTCCAACACCTCCTACACCAACTCCAAGCAATTGTTTTGCAATAAATAATATTGGAAGAGATACTACAAGTGGAAACAATGCTTGTTTAGCTTCAAGAAGAGAAACAAATTACTTTAATAACGCATCATTTTGTTTAGCAACAGAATGGTATGGAACTAGTAACACTTGTTCAAGTCTTTATCCTAGTGCTATATACATAAGTAATGGTTCTTATTCAAGATATTGGAATGGAAGTTCATTTACAAGCTGTACTGGTTGTCCATAATTTTTATATCTTTATAAAAATTTAATTTAATCAAATGCACGAAATACCCAACTTTATTTCTCACCAAGAGTGTGATGAAATTATAAAACTAATTGACTCAAATAATTCTCGTTCATCCGTAGTAGTAGGTGGAACTGATAGAGAGGATGTCACCGACCATAGAACATCCTCTACAAGTAATTTAGACCCTTCTAATGTTATAGTAAACAGTATTCACAAAAGAATAAGTCAACACCTAAATTTGCCTTTTGAAAATGGGGAATCTTTACAAGGACAACTATATGAAGTAGGTCAATATTTCAAACCTCACAATGATTTTTTTACTGGCCCTGCTTATAATATGCACTGTAAAGCATCAGGTAATAGAACTCATACTTTAATGATTTATTTAAATGATGATTACGAAGGTGGTGAAACAAATTTTCCTACCTTAAATAAAAAAGTAAAAGCAGTAACCGGTAAAGCTTTATGGTGGGCTAATATGAGCGATAATAAAGTTTTACCTGAGACTTTGCATGAAGGTATGCCTGTAACTTCTGGTAAAAAATATATAGTAACATCGTGGTGGAGAGAAAAAAAATGGGATGGAGCGGGAGATGCTCAACTATATGAAGATGAAAAAAATAATAATATAGATGAAAGTCAACTTAATGAAAGTAAAATAGTTAAAGTAAAACCAGATATAGTTGAAGATATAAACAAAACGTTGCCTAAATTAACTACTAATGGATTTGAAATAACCAAGTGTCCAGACAAAGCATGGAATTTAATAAAAGAAAGCTATCAACTTTTGCAATCAAAAGAAGTAGATGAAACTTTTGAAGATAAAGAAAAGTGGATACCTGGTAACAGCACCATTATGGATTTTGGTTGGCTACCTACTATCAAAACAATTATACATGAAGAGCTAAAACCTGTACACGAAGATTTTTGCAAGCACAAATTAATTCCTAATTATATCTATGGTATCAGGTCATATCAAAAAGGTGCAACCCTAACTGAACATACCGATAGAATTGAGACGCATCATATTTCGTCTATAATAATAGTGGATAAAGATTTGACTTGTGGGTGTCAAAATAAAAAATATGCAGATGATTGGCCCTTAGATATAAGAGGACATGACGGAGAGTGGTATAAAGTGTATGCAAAGCCAGGCGATATGATTCTTTATGAATCAGCCATATGTGAGCACGGTAGAAAAGAAGTTTTTGGAGGTAAATATTTTAGAAACTTTTACGTTCATTATCAGTTAGAGGGCTACTAATGAAAAAAATAGCTGTGCTGACAGGTTTGTTTGGTAACTTTACAAAAGTTCATTTTACTGATTGTGAAAATGCTTATGTTGTAACAACTAAAAAAAATGAAGCAGAAACTAAATTAATTAAAAATCAAGGTTGGAATGTATATTTTATTGATGAAAACGAATCTAAAAGTTTAGTAGAAGGTAGTAGAAAATCAAAGCTGGTTAAAACATTAAAATATTTAAAACCTGAAGCTAAATATATTTTATATGTAGACCACAAATGGGTTATAATGAAAGAACATATACAGAAATTAATTGAACTCGTAAAAGGGTATCCTATTTTAGCTTTTAAAAACAATGCTGATGTTTACAAAGAGTTTTATAACTCAATGTGTTTTAAAAGATATTCTGTTGATATGAAAAAAATTTTACATACAGTTCAACAATATGAAGGAGAAAATGTTGAAATGTTTCTTACTGGATTAATTTTATATGATACCACTCACAAAGACTTTGATAAAATAATTAAATCTTTAAACAATTCATTAGAAAAACATAAACATTTACAATGTCAAATAACTTTTCCTTTTGCTTTGAAAGATTTTAAAAAAAATTTAATCGACAACAATATTAATTTAAATCATAGATATCCTGAACCTGCTCAAGAGGGCATAACTTTTTAATATGTTAAGATTTATACCAGTTTCAATTGTAGATGATAGATATAAATGGATGGCTAATTTTTGGTCATATGCACAAAAAAAAATATACGGACAAGAAGCTTTTAATAATAGTATTTTATCTGTCGTAAAACAAAACACAACGAAAGATAAAATTTATAACGATATTGATTGGAAGTTGCATGGATTACCATACCATATGTGTCCTCCAATATGGAAATATGTTAAAAGTAAAAACGATAATTGTGTGGTAATTAATGTTTTTTCTGCTATTAAACCTATAATTAAAAATTTTCCTGACGAAGATATAATAGTACTATCTGATATGGACGTAGTGATGTTAAAAAAATATGATAATGTTTTGCCGGGCGATGACAATGTAATATGTTACGATGGATATGAAGACTGGCATATGTTTATAGCAAACTCATCAAAAAAAAATTACTACAAAATACAACCATATTTACATCATAATGACGAGGGGTACATGAATGGTGGTTTCATTCCTATTTTTATAAAAAACAAAACTTTAAAAAAAATAATAGATGACGTCATAAATATTGCTGAAAAAATTATAGAGTCAGACTGTGACCCACTTTGGAAATGGTGGTCTTGTATGACTGCTTTTTCTATTGTTTGTCATAATCATAAAATAAAAATGATTAGTCAAGATAACACTTATATACCCTCACACAATGATTATAACATACAAAACCATTACTTTGTGCATTATAGTGTAGATAAAGTTTTTAATAAAGCTACCTTTCCTAATCACGATATATCCTCTTATCCTCATACCAATTTTTACAATTTAGTTAGAGACTGGATTCAAAACTAAACTTAACTTTTAAATTCGTAAATTTGTACATAAAATTTAATGTATGTCTTGTGTAATTTATACTTTGACCTGTGATATAGGTGCAGTTGGAGGACAATGTGAATGGACTATAACTTGTTGTGATGGAACAAAGCAAAGAATAACATTGCTTGAAGGCGAAATATCATCACCTTGTATAGACATAACAGGGCCAAGTGGAGGCATACAAAGAAATTCTGTTTCTGGTACTACAGTTAATACAACAACAGCTTGTAGCACCGCTTGTGGTACAGTTAACCCTGCGCCCTCACCAGTTACACCAACGCCTCCTACACCTCCAACGCCTCCTACACCTCCAACGCCTCCTACTCAACCAGTGCCAGATTATTGTTTGACAGGAAGTGATGAGGTTACAATACAAAATATAAGCGGTGGAAATAAGTTTGTGTTTGGCGGCAACTATGGAACTTATGGAGTTACAGTAGGTACATACGTATTAAAAAACATACCTGCTGCCCATCCAATAGCATTTCAAAATTTTAATTTAACTAATGTATTTACTTATACCGGAACAACTTCAGTAGGTATTAAAAATGGGTTAGACGGTAATCCTTATACATATTATTACGGCGATGTTACCCTCACTGTTATAGGTGGGCCATTTATTATGAGCTATGAGTGTTATTATCACGGATATATGGGTGGCCAAAACAATTTAATATTTAATTCAACCACTTGTTCCGGGCCTTTACCTACACCACCCACACCAACACCTGTACCTTCGCCTGTTCCTAGTGTTGTACCTCCAGTTCCATCTCCAGTTCAAACTGAGTATACACTTACATACAGTGAAAGTGTTCAGGGCTGGCCATCATTTTATTCATATATACCAGACATGATGATAGGTATGAATAATTATCTATACACTTTTAGTGGCGGTAATTTATACAAACACAACACAAATGAACTTAGAAACAACTACTATGGTCAACAATATAACTCACAAATTACAAGTGTGTTTAATGACAATCCTTTGGAAAACAAAGTCTTTAAAACTCTTAATTTAGAGTCAGATTCACCTTGGTCAGCTAATTTACAAACTGATATACAAAATGATGGGTTTATTGATTCACGATGGTTTGAAAAGAAAGAAGGAGCTTACTTTGCCTACCTTAGAAAAACAGGTACTATTCCTGCTGCCGCAGACGAATATGCCCTAAGGTCAGCCAATGGTATTGGGAAAGCAAGCACATGGTCTCAGAGTAACAATGTACTAACAATCAATTTTTCTGTTTCACCTTTAGTATCTATTGGAAGTATAGTTAGTATAGGAGATTATATTTATTTTTCTGAAGGGGCCTATACTACCATTAATTTCAGCGGTCAAATAACTAATATAGAAGTTAACTTAGTGAGTGGAATAAATAGAATATTTGTTAACACTGATATAACAGGCAGCACAATCATAAGCGAAGCACAGCCTTATATACTTTATATTAAAAATATGGAGGTTGAAACTCACGGTATGCTAGGGCATCAGCTTACTTTTACCCTGACAAATGAAAATACAACATCTACAGAACTCTTTGCTGTAGAGTCGGAGGCTATGAAAAGCTATCCGTAAAAATTAGTATCTTTGCATAGAATGGAATTTAATATAATTGAATTAAATCCTTCTGATTATGAAGAAGTTTTGGTAAATTGGTGGAAAGAATGGGGTTGGACTCCTCCACCAAAAGAATTTTTACCAGAAGATGGACAAGGAGGAGTAATGGTTTTGCATAACAATCAGCCTATTTGCGCTGGTTTTGTGTATTTTACAAACTCAAAAGTATCATGGGTTGAATGGATTATCTCAGATAAAAGTGTAGATAAAAAATTAAGACACAAAGCAGTAGAATACTTGATAGGAGTTTTGACAAGTATATGCAAAGAAAAAGGAAGTAAATTTGTTTACGCTATTCTTAAAAATGATAACCTTATCAAAACTTACAAAGACTGGGGTTATATACAAGGAGATGTAAACTGTAATGAAATGATAAAAAAATTATAATATGCCAATAGGTTCAGCACTCGCAGCAGCGGGAACATTCTTAGCTAAAACAGCTTTACCCGCAGCGGGAACATTCTTAACTAAAACAGCATTACCAGCAGTAGGTCAATTTGTAACAAAACAAGCATTACCAGCTATAGGTAAAGCAGCAGTTTCAAAAGTAGGTAGTGGATTACTATCTAAAGGATTGCCGGCAGCATTTAGTTTTGGGCAAGCAAGAAGGTCTCAAGGGTTACAAAATGAGTTTCAAGGACAGATAGATGAGCTATTTAAAAGTGCACAAGGTAGATTAGAAACTGATAGATTCGCAGGTTTATCTGTTCCAACAACGGGTCTTGAGTTAGCTTTAGATGCAACAAGACAAACTGCAGGGGATTTTTTACAAAGAGTTTCTGAAGGAGACCAGCGAGGTTTAGCTTCAGGAGGTAGAGCTTTAATGGCTTTACAAGAGGCGCAACAAAAAGCTGGAGCTACCTTTGATGAACAAAAAGCAAACTTAGATTTAAGAAAAGCCATTGGTCAACAACAGACAGATGCACAGGCTGCAGAACTTCAATTGCAACAAATCGCTGGACTTCAGGGAATGTTGGCAGACCAAAGAAGACAAGAGGCAGCTTCACGTATGGGTGGTATAGATTTATTAGGTCAATTAGCTGCCGGGCTTGCAAAGAAAGATATATTTGATGATGAAGAAGAAGAGCTTGATATAACTGAAATACCTACTAACACAAGAACTCCTAGCAGAGAAGGTAGCATGGCTGGGTTTTCTATGAGTGCTCAATAAAATATAAAATATGCCAACAGGATACGGATACGTAAGAGATAGTGAACCTTTAGCAGTAGATTGGTCTGCGGTTAGTAGAAAATTTACTGACCAACTTAAATCACAAGAAGAAGAAAGGCAAGCGACTAAAAAACAAATCTTAGATGAAAGAGCTGATTTTCAAAAAACTTTACTTAACAGACCTGTAGGTCAGAACACAGCTTTAAATAATATTATGTCAGGCTTCTCTGACCAGTTAAGACAATATTCATTAGCTAATCTTAATTTGTTCAAAGGTAAAGAGAAAAACTTACAAGAATATAACGCATGGGAAAATAACGCTAGGTCTGGAACACAACTTCTTTTTGATGCAGTAGAGTCTTTTAATAAAAACTTTGATAATTTTGCTCAACGTGCACAAGATGGTACAGCTTCTCAAATTGAAGTTTTTATGCACGAGCTGACTCAAGACTTCACAGATTTTGGTAGGGTGTCAGTAGATGTAGACCAAAAGACAGGCGAAGTAATTATATCAGAACTTGGTGAAGACGGAAAGCCTACGGGTAAAACTCTTGATGTTTCTCAGCTTGGATATTTTTCTAAATTTACCAGAGACAAATATGATATTGATGGAGCTGTAAATACAATAGCTGAAAATTTAGGAACTAAATTTTTACAAGATAGTGAGGGTAGAAGCTTAAGATATCAGGGGCAACTATATGATGAGATAGTTGGTAATGAGGAGCTAATGAAAGGTCTTGATACTGAAATATCCGCTTTGATAGATGAAGGGTTTGAACTTGAAAGTGTTCTTGCAGATAGTATGAACTATCAAATTGTTACAAATAAAACTGATGAAGAAAACAAATTGTTTTTTAATCAAGACACAAATCAATTTGAAATTACAGAAACACAAAAACAAGCAGCGTTTGACCATGTTAAAGAAAAATTATTAAGGGCTCTGAACATAGATAGAAGAGAACCTGAAGCTGAAGATGAGTTAACTGACTCTCAAATACAATCAGACTTAATTAGAAAAATACAAACTGTAGCATTGTATGGAGATAAAGTTCCTAGAACATTAATAGAACAATTATTAACAGAAGAAGAGTTAGACGAGTATGACAAGCTTGTAGAAAGTCAAGGAGGAAAAGATGCTATTCAAGGGTTGGTAGATGATATTACAACAGTAGTAGGTCTTTCAGATTTAACAGAAGAACAATTTAATAATAATGATAAA